CACTGCGCCTAACGAAGTGGGCGGCCTTCGGGCCGCCCATTTTAAGGATTTTCTATGGCCGTCATTTACATGGTTCACCCGGCGCACGGCGCCAAGGTTGCGATCTCCAACGAGGAAGCGATTTTGGATGCAATGGATGGCTGGGAACGCTATGATGTGGTCACGTCATCTGTGATGACGGACGACGACGAGGACGAACTTGTCAACGTGATGGCGGCACCAAAGCGGCGCGGACGCCCCCGCGCAAAGCAGGAAGACTGACCAATGACCAGCGCCGGCGACATCATCAACGGGTCACTGCGGCTTTTGGGTGTCCTGGCTGAAGGTGAAACGCCGTCAGCCGAAACGTCGCAAGACGCGCTGGCCGCCATGAATCAGATGATCGATAACTGGAATACAGAACGGCTGTCGGTTTTCGCTACGCAGGATCAGGTGTTCACATGGCCTGCGGGCCTGCTGTCGCGCACACTGGGGCCGACCGGCGACTTTGTCGGCAACCGCCCGGTGTTGCTGGACGACAGCACCTACTTCCGCGACGCCAGCACCGGCATCAGCTACGGCATCAAATTTATCAACCAGCAGCAGTACAACGGAATCGCGGTCAAAACCGTGACCTCGACGTTCCCCCAAGTGATCTTCGTCAACAACACGTTCCCCGACATCGAGATGTACATCTACCCGCGCCCCACCCGCGCGCTGGAGTGGCACTTTATCTCTGTCGAAGAACTGACCAAGCCTGCGCTGTTGGCAACCGAACTGACGTTTCCGCCAGGCTATCTGCGGGCGTTCCGCTACAATCTGGCTTGCGAGATGGCGCCAGAGTTTGGCGTTGAACCAAGCCCACAGGTGCAGCGAATCGCCATGACCAGCAAGCGCAACCTCAAGCGCATCAACAACCCTGACGACATCATGTCCATGCCGTATAGCATTGTGGCGACCCGTCAGCGGTTCAACATTTTTGCCGGGAACTACTGACAATGGCTAACGTCAAAATCTCTCAACTTCCCGCAGTTACAGTCCCGCTGGCTGGCACTGAGGAAATGCCAGTCGTGCAGGGCGGCGTTACCAAGCGCACGGCGATCAACAACCTTCTGAGCGCGAACACCATACCGTACATCGCTAACGGCCTCGGCGCGGTCGCCACGCCGTCGTACACCTTCACCGGCGACCTCAACACCGGGATGTGGTCGCCTGCTGCGGATACGCTTGCCTTCAGCGAAGGCGGCGCGGAAGCTATGCGTATTACCAGCGCGGGCAACGTCGGAATTGGGACAAGCAACCCAACAAACAAACTAGACGTAAACGGCGAATTGTCGACCGGCAACATAAACGTTCGTGGCGATGGCTCTGAAGGTGGGCAGATTACATTTAACAACGCAGCCAACAGCGCAGGGCCACTGACTCTTGATGTGGATGCCAGCGGCAACGGTAGGCTTATCACTACCGTCAACAACGCCAATCTAAGCCTTGGGCAACTTTCTGGCACGGGCGGGATCGTTCAATTTTACACTGCCAATATCGAACGTATGCGGATTGACGCCAGTGGCAACGTCGGGATTGGTACGAGCAGCCCGATTGCAAAGCTAGATGTGTTTGGTACGTCACTGACGCGGACAAATACCGCTGCTGGTGACTCGCCGCTTGTTGTTAGAAATGATAACGCCGCTAACAACACTACCAAAAGCACGGGCCTTCTTCTTCAAGGCACAGACACGACTGGCGTTGGTAAAAATGCCGGCCTTGTTCAGTGCGGTCCGCTTGATGTCAACTACGTGACCACATACCTGTCTTTCTTTACGCGCACTGCCGATGTTCTTGCTGAAAAAATGCGTATTGATAATAATGGCAACGTTGGGCTTGGGACGAGCAGCCCTGGCGCAAAGCTAGATGTGGTTGGCGGCAACGTTCGAATTGGCAACAATCAAACCCTGTCGTTTCGCAATGCCGCAGGCTCTGCCACCGCCAGCCTATTGCTTCAGAGCGACGATAACTTCGTTGCATCTAATGCCGCAGGCACACCAATTTTTAGCTTTACCCAATCCGCAAGCCCCATTGCGATCTATGGAGCCAACTCTAATAACCGCATGAGTTTTGATGCCTCTAGCAATGTGGTTTTCTGGTTAGTCAATGGCTCAGAGCGGATGCGTATCGACAGCACGGGCAGCGTTGGGATTGGAACGAGCAGCCCAGATGCCTCTGCCCTACTGGACGTTTCATCAACGACGAAAGGCTTTCTACCGCCGCGCATGTCTACCGCGCAGCGCGACGCTATCGGTGGCGCAACGCAAGAAGGTCTTATCCTGTACAACGTCACGACCGACAAGCTGCAAGTGTTTGCCGCCGGCGCGTGGGTTAACCTTCACTAAGGAGATTGAATCATGATTACCAACACTTGGGCCGTCACCCAGATGGACGCCTACCCCGAACGCGACGGCAAGACCGATGTGGTTTTTACCGTCCACTGGACGCTGACCGGCAGCGAGGCTGGCTTCGTGGGTACTGCCTACGGGACGCAGGGCGTGACGGTTGATCCTGACGCCCCGTTCACGCCCTACGCCGATCTGACGCAGGAACAGGTGGTTGGTTGGGTGAAGGCCGCTATGGGCGCGGAGCGTGTTGCAGAATTGGAAGCCGGCGTAGCCAACCAGATTAACGAACAAATCGTCCCCTCGGCTGTTACCCCGCCGCTGCCCTGGAGCGCATAACCAGTATGAAGTCGCCCATCCTCGGCTCAAGCTATGTCGCCCGCAGCATCAACGCTGCGGACGCGCGCATGGTCAATCTCTTTCCAGAGGTTGTGCCAGAGGGTGGGCAGATGCCTGCGTTCCTCAACCGCGCGCCTGGGCTGAAGCTACAGCAGGCCGTTGGCACCGGGCCGATCCGCGGGCTGTGGGCGCACCAAACGCAAGGCGCGGACTTCTACGTCGTGTCAGGCAACGAGGTCTACAAACTGTCCTCGCTGACCGGCACGCCGGTGTTGCTGGGAACCGTCACTGGCACCGGGCCGGTGTCCATCGCCGACAACGGCAACCAGATCATCTTCGCGTGCAACCCGGACGCCTTTGTCTACACCGAATCAACCAACACGTTTGTGCAAATCACCGACCCTGACTTTCCTGGCGCGGTAACGGTCGGGTATCTTGACGGCTATTTCGTGTTCAACCCACCTAACAGCCAGCGGCTGTACGTCTCCAGCTTGCTGGATGGCACGCAGATCGACCCGCTGGATTTTGTCAGCGCCGAAGGATCACCGGACGGCATTGTCGGCCTGATCGTTGACCACCGCGAAGTGTGGGTGTTCGGCACGGACAGCGCCGAAGTCTGGTACAACGCCGGCACGGCAGACTTTCCGCTGGCCCGCATCCAAGGCGCGTTCAACGAGATCGGCTGCGTCGCACCGTATTCCATCGCCAAGGTGGACAACGGCGTGTTCTGGCTGGGTGCTGACGCGCGCGGTCAGGGTATCGTCTACCGGGCAAACGGCTACGTCGGCCAGCGCGTGTCCACGCACGCGGTCGAGTGGCAAATCCAGCAGTACAGCAATATGTCCGACGCGGTGGCTTACACCTACCAGCAAGACGGCCACGCCTTCTACGTTCTGAACTTCCCGTCTGGCAACACGACGTGGGTGCTGGATGTCGCCACCGGGGCTTGGCATGAGCGGGCCTATTTCAACGAAGGCGTGTTCTCGCGCCACCGCGGCAACAACCAGTGCAACTTCCTCGGCAACATCGTCATCGGCGATCACCTGAACGCCAACATCTACACCTTTGACCTGACAACCTACGCCGACAACGGCACGCCGCAAAAGTGGCTGCGGTCGTGGCGGGCGCTGCCGACCGGCCAGAACAACCTGAAGCGCACGGCGCAGCACAGCCTCCAGATCATGTTCGAGTCCGGCGTGGGGCTGTCAGGCGTTGATCCGTTCGACGTTTTTGGTTTGTTGCTGACCGAAAGTAGCAACGCGCCATTACCTCTAGATGAATTAACGCTTGATTTAGACTTTACCGGCCAGACATACACCGCCTACGCCGCTGATTCAACCGGCGACTTCCTTATCACGGAGTCAGGCGACTACATCGAAGTGACCGCCCCGACCGTGCAGGGCGCTAACCCGCAGGCGATGTTGCGCTGGTCGGATGACGGCGGCCACACATGGTCGAACGAGCATTGGACATCCATTGGCAGGATCGGCGGATATGGACAGCGCGCTATCTGGCGCCGCCTGGGCATGACGATGAAACTGCGTGACCGCGTGTACGAGTTGTCAGGCACCGACCCGGTCAAGATGGTGATCATCGACGCCGAATTGATGATAAGCGGCACCAATGCCTAACGCCGTCAACATCACCAAAATCACACCGCCGCGTGTGCCAATGGTCGAACCAAACACGGGGCTGGTCAGCCGCGAATGGTTCAGGTTTTTTGAGAGCCTGTTTCGGCTGACCGGCAGCGGCCAGAACGACTTTACGCTGCAAGACTTGCAACTTGGCCCCGACGCTGACGCTACGTCGCTGGCGGCGGTGTTGCAGACCGAAATCCAGAACCTGTCCGTGGCACCGCCGTACACGCCGCAGTTGCCGCGCCGCCGCTACGGTTCGTTCTACGATACCACCACGCAGACGGCAGCGGCTATCAACACCGCCTACGCGATGACGTTCAACACGGCTGATTTGTCGGTTGGTGTCACCCGCGGCACGCCTACGTCGCGCATCTACGTTGACACGCTGAACGTCTACAACGTGCAATTTTCCGCGCAAGTTGACAAAACATCTGGCGGCGTCGGGTTGGTGTGGATTTGGCTGCGTAAGAATGGTGTGAACGTGCCAGACAGCGCCGGCCAAATCCGCATACAAGGCAACAACGCCGAAATTATTGCGGCGTGGAATTACATCATTCAGTTGAACGCCGGGGATTATATTGAATTGATGTGGGAAGTGGACGACACATCGGTTATCCTTCTGGCAGAAGCTGCGTCCGCCGTGCATCCGTCCATTCCTTCGATCATCCTCACCGTGACCAACAACATTAGCTCAGATGGGAGCTACTAGCATGACCGTCCTTTCCCCTTCACCCAAAGCGCAGTTTCTGGACGCCTCTGGTGCGCCGTTGGTCGGTGGCAAGGTTTATACCTACGCCGCCGGCACGACCACGCCGCTGGCGACCTACACAACCGGCGCTGGCACGGTGGCCAACACCAACCCGGTGATCTTGGACTCCCGCGGCGAGGCCAACATCTGGTACACCACCGGCACCTCGTACAAGGTTGTGCTGGCCGATTCGGCTGACGCTTTGATCTGGACGGTGGACAACATTGCCACGATTGGGTCGCTGGCGTTCCAGAACGCCAACGCCGTGGCCATCACCGGCGGCACCATCGGGTCGGGCGTGACCTTCAACGGCAACACCACCGGCACCGCGTCCAACGTCACCGGCGTCGTTGCAGTCGTCAACGGTGGCACAGGATCAACCACGGCTGCCAACGCGCGCACCGCCCTGGGCGCGGCAAGGTCAGGCGCCAACGACGACATCACGTCGCTGAAGCAGGATGTGGCGCTTGTGGCTACCGGCACGGTCGGCGCTGAGAGTATCGGCTACCGCGGCGCACCGCAGAACGCCCAGACGGCAGCCTATCAACTGGCGCTGACCGACAACGGCAAACACATCTCGATCACCACCGGTGGCATCACGATCCCGGCCAACAGCGCAGCGGCGTTCCCGATTGGCGCAACGGTCGTCATCTACAACAACAGCGGCAGCAGCCAGACCATTGCCATCACGACCGACACACTACAGCAGGCTGGCACAACCAACACCGGCCCGCGGACGTTGGCCAACTACGGCTTGGCAACGTGTATAAAGGTTGCATCAAACGTATGGGCTATCACCGGGGCGGGGCTGTCCTGATGAGCGGCGCGGTACTGTCCTTTCTGGGCACGTCGGGTGGGGCGGCGTCTGCCGTGACCATCACGGTCAACCCTGCAACGATTACGGGAATCAACATTAGTAGCACCGCGTCGGCGCAGTACCAGCTTAACAGCAGCGGCAATGCGTTTGAGATCGTCAACGGTGGGTTGGCCACACTGTTGTACGCTTGGTGCGTCCCAGCGGGCCAAGCAGCCAACTACGAAGTATACGCCAGCCTGGTGTCAGGGTCGTTGAGCGGCGGCAGTTCGGCTACCGACACTTGGCTGGCGCTGTCAACGACACGCGCTTGGCTGGTCAGCACCACCTCCCTTCTATATGCAACGCTCAATGTCGGCATCCGGCGCGTTGGCACCACCACCATTTTGGCGTCGGCGGACATCGAATTAGCCGCCGAAGCAGTATAAGGATAGGCCATGTCTGTTACCGCCAAAGCCCTGATCCCGGCCAAGGTCGCCGAAGACACGCAGTCCACGCAGTACACTGCGACCAACGTGACGACGATCATCGACAAGTTCACGGCCACCAACTACGGCGCTGCTGCGGCGTCTATCAGCGTCAACCTGGTGACGGCAGCCGACACATCTGGCACGCAGAACCTGATCGTGAAGACCAAGACGCTCCAGCCGTCCGAAACCTACACGTTCCCGGAACTGGTCGGCCACATATTGAACTCGAACGGGTTCATCTCGACGCTGGCGTCCGCGCCGCTGACGATTAACATCCGCGCGTCAGGACGTGAGATTAGCTGATGGCTACTGTAGTCCGCCCTATGGTCGAGGAAGACCTACCGGCTTACGTCGAGATGGCGGCGGCGTTCCACGCCAACATGCCGGCAAGTGGCATCATTCCGTTTGACCCAGACGGCACCGCGGCGTTCTTGTCAAACTTGATCGACAAAGACAATTTCTTGGTGCTGCTGGCGGAAGTTGATGGCGTGCCTGTCGGCATCGCCGGGGCGGCGCTGTACCCCATGTACTTCAGCCCTGGCAGTTTTGTCGTGCAGGAGATGTGGTGGTGGCTGGCGCCGAAGTCCCGTGGTAGCGGGGCGGCGCAGAGTATGTACAAGCACATCGAAAATTGGGCTGTCGAAAATGGCGCGGTTGCGGTATTTATGATAGCGTTGCATGATGTGAATGTCGAACGCATGGCAAAAATGTACGCTCGATCCGGTTTCCGCCCGATGGAGCGCACATTTATAAAAGGATTGGTGTAATGGCTGTTGCCTCCGCCCTTATCGCAGGAGCCGCCGCGCTCGGTAGCGGCGCAATCGCCGGCGGCGGGGCCAAGAAGGCTGCCCGCGCGCAGGAGCAGGCGGCGCGTGACGCGCAGGCATCCAACGAACGGATGCTGGAGCGCCAGATCGGGCTGCAAGAACCGTTCCGCCAAGGTGGTCTGACCGCGCAAGAGCAGATCATGCAGTTGCTGGGGATCGGCGGCGATGCGTCGGCAGAAGGCTACGGCAGTCTGGCCAAGCCGTTTGGCATGTCTGATTTTGAGCAAGACCCAGGCTACGCCTTCCGCCAGTCGGAGGGCATGAAGGCGCTAGAGCGGTCAGCCGCAGCCCGTGGTCTATTGCAGTCAGGCCCCACGCTGAAGGGCATTCAGCGGTTCGGGCAGGAATCGGCCAGCCAAGAATACGGCAACGCTTTCAACCGCTACCAGATCGAGCGCAGCGCACGTCTGAACCCGCTTCAGTCGCTAATGGGTTCCGGCCAGTCGGCAACCAACGTGATGACCGGCAATATCGGTCAATCAAGCCAGAACGAACAGGCTAACCTGATGAATGCCGGGCAAGCCCGCGCGTCTGGCTACGTCGGTCAGGCTAACGCACTGGGCGGCGCACTGAGCAGCATCGGTCAGGCGGCGGCGTCGTACCCGCTGATGCAAGCGCAGATGAACTATTACAACCAAGGGCTGCCCGGCGGTCGCGCGCCCGGCGGCCCGATCAACAACTTCATGTCTCGCCAAGAATCCCCCATGACTATCAGCGGGTATTTGAACGGTAACTAAGGACGGACAATGGCTAACCAAGCAATCGCCCTTCAGGCCCGCGCACCGCAAGGCAACTTCTTGGCGCCTGCGATCCAGCAGGGCGCGCAGATGATCAATATGATGTCGCAGCAGCGCGCTGCTGAACGTCAGGCGGCAATAGCGCAACAGACGATGGAAATTCAACGTGCGGCTGAAGGCCGCGCCGCGCGGGGCGAAGCACGTCAGATTGTCGCTGACGATCAAGAACGAGCCAAAGTGCGGGCGGGAGCGATTGGTAACGGTTTGATAGGTCTTCTTCGCGATCCAAGCGACAACGGTTTGGCGCAAACGATTGATACGTTTAAGTCACTTGGTATGAACCCCGCCGAATATGAAGGCGTTATGGGGCAACTTTCAAAAATGCCCGACGCAAACCAACGCAAGGTGTTTGCGTTGGAGTTTATCGCGGGGTCAGAAAGCGCAAGAAACGCGCTTAAATATGTCGCGCCTAATATAAAAGCCGAGCAAGTCGGTGATGCAAAAGTCTTTATCGACGACAACGCAAACTCACCTACTTTTGGCAGCGAGTTGTTTCGGATCACGGCTTCGCCAGAACCAATCAAAATGAGTCCGCAAGTTGTTGATAGCACGCTGTATAACGTCAACCCGGTTACGGGCGTGGCCAGCGAAGCTACAATGGGTGATGCGCGGGCGGGGCTGGTTCCGCAGCCGCGCACAATCACGCGGACGGATACCGGCGTTGTGTCGCCTTACGCTATTCAGAACGCAGCCGCGCTTGCTACGACTGAGGGCCTGCCAGGCCCCCGCGCCGTAAATGCCGCGATTGCCGCTCCCCGTCCTGCGGCTGCCCCTGCACCTATGGCTACAGCGCGAGGCCCGCAGATCGAACAGTTGGTAGGCCAACTTAACCCCGGTGTTGTTGTCACTGGGCGCGCACGCACGCCAGAACGCAACGCTGAAGTCGGCGGCGTTCCGAACAGCCTTCATATGTCCGACAACGCCCGCGATTTCAGGCCGGCTGCTGGGCAGTCGGTTGACGATCTGTTCAAGAACCTGTCGCCGCTTAAGGCGCAGGGTTACGATGTGGTGCTGGAGAAAAACAAAAACATCGTTCATGTCGAGACGGGGCCGGGCATGGGTCGGGCAGCTTCTGTGGCGCGCACACCTGTTGCCGCAGCGGCGCCTGCTGGCGGCCAAACGGTTGCAGAAGCCGCGCGCAGAAAAACAGCGGCTCTTGTCCTACCAATTATCGGATACAACGCCAAAACAGGCAAAAGCCGCGTAGAAGAACTGATCGAAGCGTCCACCAGCGGCGCGGTGGAGATGATTGGTTCCGAGATCATGGGCGCTGCAACTGGTAAAGGTACGCCGGGGCGTGTGGCGCTGCAACAGTTGCGCGGCATAGAAAAAAATATGACGTTTGAAAAATTGAGAGGAAAATTGGGTTCCGCGGTTTCAGATAGAGATGTTCAGTTGGTTTCGGACACCATGGCGGATATTGCCAACGGAAACACACCCGCTAACGTTCGATTGGCTGCTTGGCAAAACGTGGTTTTGCCGATCCTTCTGCGCGGCGCGGGCATGGAGCCTAAGACACCTACTGCGTCTGCCGGTCGCCAGACGCCGGTGATTCCAACTTTGACGCCGGATCAGGTGCGTGCTGATCCTAGCATCAAGCGTTGGAGACGCGCGGACAACGGGGAGGTCATGACCCGGCCATGAAACAGAACGATCCTTACGCCGGGCTAGGCACTTACGAACAGGGCGGCGCAGACCCGTATGCTGGGCTGGGCGTTGTTGAGAAGGCAATGCCGCGCACCAAAGCCCCGCGCACGGGCATGGATAAAGCCACGCAAGTGGCCGGCGTTGCCGCCAACGCGCTGCTGCCCTACGCGACTGCCGCGGGCATGGGCGCGATGGCGGGCGCGCCTTTCGCCGGTGTCGGCGCTGTGCCAGGTGCTGCGGGCGGTGTGCTGGCCTTGGGCCTCGGTGATCTTGGCACAAGCGCCTACAACCTTGCTGCGCCGCTGTTCGGCGGCCAGCGCGTCTCGCTACCATCTGAAGCCATGCAGCAGGGATACCAAAGCATCGGCGCAACCCGCGCACCGGAGACGCCAGGCGAACAGGTGTTTAGCGATGTTCTGTCCGGTGCAGCGTCGGGCGGCGGACAAGCCAAGGCTTTTCAGACTTTGGCCAGCAAAGCGACATCACCCCAAGCCAAGAACTTCATGCGTGCTATGGGCCAGAACATCCGCGGTCAGGCTGCGGCGGGTGCGGGCGCGGCAGGCGCACCGTCGATTGCAACAAACTTCCTTGACGTGACAAACCCGGCGGCGCTGCTGGGTCTGGGTCTGGCGGGTGGCGGCGTAGGGTTCAAGGCGGCTACGCCCGCGCCCAAGGCTATTCCGGCCAGCCAACTAAAAGACAAATCTTCTAATCTCTACAAACAGATGGAAGCGGCGAACGTCAACGTCGCACCGACCGCGATGGCTGATCTGCAATCCGCTGCGCTTTCAAAATTGCAAAGCCTAAAATACGACCCAGACACCGACACGCTGGTCAACAAAGCGTTGGATTTGTTCGGTAAAAAATCCGGCAAACCCATATCATTTGATATGTTGGAAAAGTTCAGGCGTTCGATCCGCGATCTTCCGTACAGCGAAGCGGGTGGCAAGAGCGGCACCGCCGAACAACGCGCTATGGTTAAGGCGCTGGATGATGTCATCGACGACTTCATGAGCAACCTGACGCCGGCGCAGACAACGTCGGGCGACGCCGCCGCCGCCGATGCGTTTCTCAAGCAAGCCCGCGGCGTCCGGTCAACGGCGTACCAGACGGAGACGCTGGAGAACGCTTTTGACGCCGCCAACAGAACTTCTAGCCAAGCGGACAGCACGAAGTCGTTTTCGCGGGCGCTGCGGGACGAGTTTGGCCGCATAGCCAAGAACGACCGTAAGATGTCGAAGTTTGATAAACCAACGCAGGAGCTGATCAAAAAGGTTGCCAACGGCACGGTCACGCAAAGCGTTTTGTCGGGGCTGGGCCGTTTGGCTCCCAGCGCCCGCGTATTCGGTGGGCAACTGCCCTTCGTAGGGATCGGCGCGTCTTACTCGCCAGAAACCGCAGCGGGGCTGCTGGCAACGCAAGCTGCTGGCGCTACCGCGCGAGGCGTTGCGAACAAAATGTCGCGTACCCAAGCGAACCGCGCGCTGGTCAGCGCCAGCGGCGTGAAGCCCGGCGGCCCAGGCTTCTACGTTCTGTCTCCTGTCGCGCAGCAGAACGTGATGGCGCAAGACCGCGCGCAACGCAATGGCCAACCAGAACAATCAGTGAGGCGCTGACGTGACGACCATCGACCAGACCGAAGCGCGGCTGAACACGCATGAGGAAGTGTGCGCTCTGCGCTATGAAGGTATCAGCGCCCGCCTAAAACGCTTGGAGAATATCGGCGTGGGCGTGGCCGGCACAATCATCATGCTGCTGGTCACTATCGTAATGAAGATCAGCTAACCGCCGCGGTCTGAAAGACTGCTTTGAGGGTGACTTATGGCAGTCAATCAGTTCGACGTTGACCCAGAACAAGATGCTAAAATAGCGGCGGCTGCGGTCGAGCATGGTAGTCAGAACATGGCCGCCCTCGCCTTGGGGATGAGCCGGGCGGCTGTGCAGAACGCCTGCCGCCGTCATGTGGCGCGGACAGCCGCTGTTCTATCGTTTGACACGCCCAAGGCAGACCCACTGCCGCCGTTTGATCTGCCGTTCGCAGAGCGGCTGGCGCTGATGAAGAAGCGCAACGCGCTGCGGATCGCACACGCGCAGGCGCAAGCCTGGCAGACCGTGCGGATACCGATCAAAGGGCCATACGCCATCTGCTGGTTCGGCGATCCGCACCTTGACGATCCATATTGCGATCTGGTCGGCTTCGAGCGTGACGCCACCATCTGTGCTGAAACCCAAGGGCTGTACGGCGCCAACGGCGGGGATAGCATCAACAACTGGGTGGGCAAGTTGGAGCGCCTGTACGGCGAACAATCCGCCACGGTGTCAGAAGGCTGGGAACTAGTCGAGTGGGCGCTAAAGCATCTGGGCGTTGATTGGTTGATGTGGATTCTGGGCAACCATGACACGTGGAACTACGGCAAACGCATATTCGACGGTATGAACACCGAACGCATCCTGATGCGCGACTGGGACGCCAAGCTGCAACTCGTCTCGCCGTGCGGCGGCATCACCCGCGTCTGGGCGCGGCACGACTTCAAGGGCCACTCGATGTACAACGAGCTGCACGGCCTGAAGCGGGCGGCGATGATCGACGAACACGCCGACATCTACGCCGCGTTCCACCGGCACACGTTTGGCACCGGCCAAGGCGAGTTTGCCGGCGGGCGGCGCTACACGCTGGTGCGCGCCAAGGGCTACAAGGAGTCCGACGACTACGCGCTCAAGGGCCAGTTTGCAGAACAGCGCAGCGGGCAGTCAGTGGTCACGGTCATCACGCCCCGCGACGGCGCTGCCCCGGCGGTCAGCGTGTTCGAGGACGTGCAAGAAGGCGCAGCCTTCCTGACGTACAAGCGCAAAAAGGCTGGGTTATGATTGACCTTCTGTGGTATTATACCTTCCGGTATGGAAAAATCATGGGCGTTACACAATGAGCATCACCCTTGGCCCCCGGTCTATCGCCCGCTTGCAGGATGTACACCCTGACCTGGTGCGCGTCGTTCGCCGCGCTGCTGCCCTGTCGAGTCTGGACTTCACTGTGCTGGAGGGACTGCGGACGCTGCCCCGGCAGAAGCAGTTGCTGGCGCAGGGCGCGACCCGCACGCTGAACTCCCGGCACCTGACCGGTCACGCCGTTGATCTGGCGCCGATGATCGGCAGCACCGTGTCGTGGGACTGGCCGCTGTACCACCGGCTGGCCAAGATCGTGAAGGCCGCTGCGGAGCATGAAGATGTCCCCATCACCTGGGGTGGTGATTGGGAAAGTTTCGCGGACGGCCCACATTGGGAACTACCGTGGAAGCAATACCCCAAAGGAGATTGATATGAAGATGGTTTCTTGGATTGTCAGCCGGCTGAAAGAGCCTAGCACCTACGCCGGCGTCGCCAGCCTCGCGCTGGCGCTGGGCCTGACGGACGTGCAGTGGGAAGCCATCTCCGCTGCGGTTGCCGGTCTGGCTGGGCTTGCCGCCGTGTTCTTGATGGAAAAGCCTGAGGCGTGATCAAACTTCTGACGCTCTTGCTGTCGCTGCTCGACCGGGTGTTTACCGAATGGGGAAACGCCAAGCAGCAGGCGCAAGGGCGTCAGGCCGCGCAGGAGCAACTTGATGCAAATGTTGCCAAGGCTGAAGTCGCTATGGACGCTGACGATCCCGCTCGTCTTGACCGGCTGCGTGACAGGTTCGACCGCGCTCGTCGGTGACTACTGCCGCATCGCCAAGCAGATCAGCTACGACAGCAAGACCGACACCGCTGAGACGGTGAAAGAGATCGAAGCCCACAACTCAGTTTATGAATGTGTCTGCAATGATGATTGCCCAAAAAGCAAAAGTCAGCTATAAGTCTTAAATGAAACAAGTTCCTTCAAGAGCCAAAGACATTACAGGCAAAACATTTGGAGAGCTGACAGTTCTCGGATTCCACGGCTATTACAAACTACCATGCGGCAAAAGTAAGCTGCAATGGTTGTGTCGGTGTTCATGCGGTATAGTGAAACCTATTCTTTCAACAACACTACGCAATACAAAAGTGCAATCATGCGGTCATTATAAAGCGCAGATAGCTTCTAAAACTTTTCGTAAGCCATTACGGGAAGTCGTCCAAAACAACACGATGCACCATTATAAGAAAAACGCTAAAAGAATGGGGCGCGCATTTGATCTTACAATAGACCAGTGGTTTGAAATGATTACAAGCAACTGCCATTATTGTGGGTCATTGCCTAGTAATTCTTGGGGGCACCGCTACAGCGATGAGGTGTTTCGTTACAATGGCGTCGACCGCGTAGATAACGAACAAGGTTATACCCCAGACAACACGGTTTCCTGCTGTGCCCCTTGCAACATGATGAAGCGAGGAATGGCTGTTAGTGACTTTCTGGCCCACGTTAAGCGCATATCCGCTTTCAATAGCGGTCTTAAACCTTAATCCGGCGCGTCCACGCAGATCAGACTGTCCCGCCAGCACTGCAAATACCAGATAGCCTTGCCGATCTCTAACACCGTGGCGTCCTTATGCCCCGCGCGGCTCATGTACTTCAGCGCGTTCCCGCGGCAGTAGCCGGCGAACTCCTCTGGCGATAGCTTGGCCTGGAGGTAGTCAATCGTCTCGATGCCGCCGACCTTGTAGTGGTCGGGATTGACTGCGTCTGGCTTGGCAGACTTTGGGTCAACGGCGTCATTGTTTGCGTCATTTACCCAGCAAATGCCGCAATACGCGCCGGGACCGCGCCACTCACCGTGTTCGCAAGCCCCTTTTTGTAGTTTTTTATCCCATTCGCTATTCATGCGCCCAGCCTCCCCATCAGTTCGGCGCGCTCCCGCGCGTTACGCAGCATGGCGTACCGCTGGTGCAGGCGGCGCACGATCCCGATGCGGCGGCGCGTTGCCATCTCGTCGTCCAGCAGGCGCTTGACCTCGGCCTCCGACATGGACGTGAGCGTGGCGGCCAGCGACCGCCAATCAACCTTGTTCATTCTTCAGTTCCTTTAAACGTGGGTTCGTAAAACGCCGCAGCGGAAAACCGGTCTAGAACCTTTGCGCGTTCTTCCCCGTTTAGCCCTTCTTCATCAGCTATTTTTTCAAACATGGCCCATATCTCTCTTGCCGCTTGAGCGGCTGAAATAGGTTGGTTACTCACGTTTCAACTCCTCCATCGCGATGTCTGACACGGCACGCTTTTCGTGAAGGGCCGCCCAGATGCGTTCGTCAATTGTTTTTTCGGTAATCATCACGTAGACCCACACCGCGTGGGGCTGGCCACCGCGGTGCAGGCGTCCGACCGTCTGCTCGTACAGTTCCAGCGACCACGGCAGCGACACGAACACCATGTGGCAGCCGCCGTGCTGGAGGTTCAGGCCGTGGCCGGCGGACTTGGGGTGGATCAGCAGCAGTTCGACCTTGCCCTCGTTCCACCGTTCAATAACATTGTCGTCGTCCATAGTCTGCGCGTGCGGAAAGCGACGCTTCAATTCCGCCAACTCCTCCTGGTATGTATACGCTACTAGCGTATTGGCCCGCTGGTTCTCGTCCAGCAGTTCCTCTAGCCGGTCAAACTTGTGGCTGCTGAACCAATGCACCGGCAGCGGCCCCTCGCGGTTGTAGACGAAGCCTGACGCCATCTGTTGCAACTTGGTCGTCACCGACGCGGCGTTCTGGGCAATGACGCGGTCGTTGCCGAACTTGACGACGTAGTCGCGCTTCATCTTCTCGTATGGCCCGCGATCCGCAAGGTTGACCCGCGTCTCAACGACATGGCACGGCGGCAGCTTGTCCTTGTAGTCGCCTGGGTCAAGCACGAACGTCGCCGGCTTGATTCGTTCCATCACCTGTTCCAGCGCGCCGGGCGCCGGCGTCCACTGGCCGAAGTCGCGGTTGACGCAGTGGAAGTACTGCTGGAGGAACGCGCCCTTGGCGCGGCCCAGCAAGCCTTGGTCGATGATCTTGCACTGACCGAACACATCCTCAAGGCCATTCGACGTGAACGAGCCTGTTAATCCCCAACGTATCGCCATCGTAGACATAAGTTTCTCCAGTGCCTTGAACCGCTTCCCGCTGGGGTTCTTTAGCCGCGTCAATTCGTCAAAGACAATGCCGTCGAAGCCGGTCAAATCTTCTAGCTTATCAAGGTTGTCGTAGTTGATGACGACCACAGGCGCGGCGCTGGCCAACGCCGCTTTACGCTGCGCCGGGGTGCCGACCGCCAGCGCCGGTGTGATGTTTGACCACTTCGGGGCTTCGACCGGCCACACGTCCGTGCAAACGCGCTTGGGCGCAACCACCAACCACCGCTTGACCAGACCGTCGTTCAGCATCGCCTGCATGGCCGTTAGCGTGATCGCGGTCTTGCCAGCGCCCACCGGCGCCAAGATCATCGCCCGGTCTCGCTCGTACAGGAAGTCGGCGGCGTCGTCCTGGTATGGTCTTAAGCGAAGCGATTGGCCCACGAATCCACACCTTCCTTTGACCACAGCACGGCGTAGTGCTGGCGCGTTGCCGCCATCTGTTCGGCAAATACCTCTTGCAGTGGCGACAACCGCCCGCCGGGCTTCTTCAATTCCACAAACCACGTCTGGCCGTTTGGCAGGCAGGCGATGCGGTCAGCCACGCCCCGCTGCGTCACGCTACGGAACTTGTAGCTGTACCCGCCCAGCGCCTTCACGCGCTTTACGAAGTGCGCTTCTATTTCTTTCTCGGTCATGACGTTACCCTATGGGTGCAAACATTCTGTTGCAAGGGCCAAGCAAAAAGAAACCCCCGGCGCAGTGAGGCACGCCGGGGGTTTCCATCATCAACCGCGCTGGTTTGGGTTGCGCCGTTGACCGATGTCTATCACCTTACCGGGGGGAGTATCAATGTTTTCCACCATCCGGCGAAGGTCAGATTTCGAATGCGCCCGCGCAACCTCCGGTGCTGCGAAGATATGTCGCTTGGTGGTGAAGTCAGACGACGCCAGCCGCCCGCAGTCCAGCCAGCCGGCTTCCTTCAGCGCGTGCAGCAGCGCCGCCTGCGGCACCTTCACGCCCGCCGGAACCTTGCTGTCGGCGACCAAGAAGTCGCACAACTTGTGGAACGGCCCGCCGATGACGCCCAGCGAGAACGGCCCGACGCGCAGGCGCATCATGTCCACAAGGTAGCTCTCGGCTACACTCATGCCCTGCTCGACCATGTTCAGCTTCCACTCGGTCACCGGTGGCGCAGCAGCAGCGCCGAACGCTGACACATCGCGCAGATGCAGCCATGCCGCGATCTTCTCGTAGCCGCCGGCCTTGTACCAATCCCACAGCGCGTCGGCCTCTGGCTTGGTCATCCGCGGTGCGCGTGACCACACGCAGAACCAGCGGCGATCCTGCGTCGGCAGCGTAATCGGCAGCGGGTCGTTCGTAAACGCCACCACCTGAACCCGGTTCAGCATCTCGTAGGGGTGCAGACCCTTGCGGTTAATCGACAGCGTCTCCGGCGGTGCGGCAATGATCGGCTTGAGCTTGTTGGCCAGCGCCCGGCGCTCCTTCGCCTCTGGTTCGCGCAGTTCGTTCAGGATCAGGACTTCAGCCTCCAGGTTGTATCCCCACTGGCTGTTGATCTCGCCCGTCTCGATGATCGACCGGTTGTGCTGGTGCTTGCCGCCGATGGCCCACAGGAACGGCGCCCACATGGTGTCCTTGCCGCTGCCTTCGTCACCGCCATGCAGCACCGCGTGGTTGATCTTGATGTTCGGATTCTGAACTTTATAGGCCATTACGTTCAGAATATGATCGAGCTCGGACGGCTCCTCAATCAGACTGCGGCAGTGATCCAGCCACGGCGTGATCTGTGCGTCACTGACTGACAGCGTGGCGCTCATGTCGGGGCGGGCGTTGACCCAGCGGTTGCCGTAGACCATCCCGTCACGCGCCACCAACACGTCCTCGCCCGCGGCGTAGGTGATGCCGGTCAACGCCTTGGCGCCAAACTCCTGCCGGCGCTCGTCGTAGTAGACCGACGCAGCCACTTGCCGTTTGTTGTTGTGGATCGACCGGCAATCGACGTGGCGGAACAGCGCGTTGAAGACATGGCGCGGCACTTCCTGGCGCGTCACCATGTCGAAGTAGCTGTCGTCGGACTGCACGTAGGCGAACCGGTCGAACCACTCGGTCTTGGTCAGCCGCCCGGCTTCCTTGCGCTCGACTTCCCTGACGGTGATAGCAGCCTGATCCGGGAACGCTTCGGTCGGCGAGATTTTCTCAGCCATCAGCCGCATCCGTTCGGCGATCAGTTCGTCCCGCAGCCCTGGCGTCACGGTCGGCCCGCCGTTCTCCGACACCCACTGCAAGAACGTCGTGCTGGTCAGATGCTGGCAGTGGCCGTGATAGCAGCAGTAGGAGCGATCCAGCGGCTTGTAGCGGCCCTCAATGCTGCCGTCCGAGTGCGCGGCATGGTTAGGGCAGACGACGCCGCACCAGCCCTCGTTGTTGACTCGCGACAGCACCATGCTGTTGTCCGACAGCCACGCCAGCACGTTGTCTTGGCCGGTGTCGCGTATCTTGATGCTTCTGATCTCGGCGGTGTCCGATTCGGGCGGCACAACGCCCAGCGCCTGACACACGTCATCCAGCGTGTACTCGCGGTCTGGGTGGAACTCGACCAGCCGCGCCTCGAAGTTGTTGCGCCCCCGCTTCAGGTTGACGCTCCCGGGGATGCGGCAGTTGCGGACGGCGTTGGTTGCTCCTGGGTCAGTGTAGCCCGCGTCAGCGATGGCGGTGATGGCCGCGGCGAAGTCTGCCTTGGACGGCTGCTCGTTGAAGGCGTAGCCCCACTGAAACGACCCTTCGGACGTCTCCATGACCCACGTCGGGGCCAGCGGCGGCTCCTTGGACTTGGTGCCAATGTCGTCCAGCATCATGAACAGGACATACTCGACGTTCTCGGACTTGGCCGATGGCTTGCCGTCCACGAAGCGGTCAACGATGAACGCCCCTGTGTTGACGTACCATGCGTCGCCCGGCTTGATGTTGGCCTTGGCCGGCAGGAACGACGGGAAGGTCGCCTTCGGCACCCCATCGCCGTGGTAGATCATCTCGCCGTTCACCAGCGTCGGCTTTTGCTTCAGCAACAGCGCCGTCTCGCCCGTCTCGAACGCCAGCTTGCTGACGTATTCGATAAATTTGATGCGATCCTCACTCATCGCGGTTCTCCCTATTTCCCGTAACGGGTCATGATAGCCACTTCCGCGTTCAGCGGCAGGCCAGCGGCCCAGAGCGGCGGTGTACACATGATCTTTACCAGCGCGGCGGCGGCGTCCTCGGCGGTGCTGGCGTCTGTCTCCAGCACGATTTCGTCGTGGACGTGCAGCACTACGTCAAACCCTTCTTCCTCCAACCGCCGCAGCGCGTGCCGCAGCAGATCGTTGGCGATGGCCTGTGTGATGTTTTCGCAGGCCAGACCGCGCCACAGGCGGGCGCGGGGCCATTCCTTTGCGTCGGCGGCGGGCTTCCACGCCGCTTTGGCGTAGGTGATGTTGCCTTCCTCATCAAAGCGGGCGAACGGGTAGCATAGCACACGGCCTGACGGCAGGGCATACCAAAGATGCTGCTTGTCGAACAAATAGGTCACGCGCCCGGCGCTGATCTCCTTGCCTGGGTGACGCATGGCGCCGGTGTACGCCCGCTCCAGCCCCGTCCAGTAGTTGACCGACCACGGGTTCGCCCGTCGCCAGCCGTCCACCATCTTGCGGCTGTCGCTCTCGGTCATGATCACGTTGTAGATGCGGCCCATGCTGGCGAAGGCACCCACACCGCCGGCGAAGCCGCAGGCCAACTCCTGCACCTTGCCGATCTGGCGCTTGTCTTTGTCCACGTCATCGTAATGGACGTGAAAGGTCGCCGCGGCGTTGTGCTTGTACACGTCCTCGCCGCGCGCGAAGATGCCCAGCTTCTCTGCGCCGCTGTTAGTGTTCGACGCCCACGGCGTCACCCGCGCCTCAATGGCGGCCCAATCGGCCACCACCAGCCGCTTGCCTTCAGGGGCCATCAGCGCCGGGCGCAGCATTCCTTTCAGCACGTCGGTGATCCGTGGGCCAAACTTCGGCACGATCCGGTGGCCGCGCACCATCGCCTGCCGTGTTAGTGCAGGGTCGTCGGCGCATCGTCGTGGGAAATTATGAACTTGAAGTCCAAATGATGAAGCGCGGCCTGTAGCACTACCTCCAGCGAATACGAACGCGCCTCTAACTCGTTGATCCTCATCATCTGCAAGCGCAGCCGCCCGCGCAAACTTTGCAACTGACGATGCCCAGAGGTCATCCGCGCATTGGATAACTTCAGCGACGATGGCCGGTACTTCATCGGGGTTCTCCTCGGCCAGCGCCAGCAGATTGAAGCGGACGTTCTTGTCGATGGATAGCTTGGGTTCGCCGTCCTTGTAAACCGTCGCCAGTTTGAGCGCCTGCGGCCCGACGCGATCCAGAACCCACGCCCGCATCTTGGGGCTGCGGACGGACGTGATCTCGCCACCGGTGGCCTCCTCGACCGTCTGCTGGATGTCGGCGGACTCCGCGTCGGCGTAGCCCACGGCGGCCAGCGCCAGCGGGCGATCCAGCAGCACACCGCGGTCGTTGATCCGTTCGTTGGTGTGGTAGTCAAGCAACTCATCAGCGGACAGCGCGCGCTGCGCCTGGGCGATGGCCCGCATAGCGCGCACGTCCTGCGCGCCGTACATCCTAAACTCACCAAACAGCGCGGGGTCATTGTTAAACGGCGGGATGCAAATCTGCCGGATCAACTGCTTGCCCCTATGATCCTTCTTCATGCTGGCGCCTACAAACCGGCCCACATCTTCCAGACTACCCGGCGCGCAGTTGGCGCGGGCCTGAGCGGCGGTGCAGTACCATTGTTCTAGCGCCGGCGTTGGCACATCAAAATCAGGGCAAACAACAAACTCAAATATGAGCCTATCAAACCCGGCGTTATGAAAGCGCATCTGGCCGCCGGCGCGGATGTGTTCTTTGACACGTTCTGGAAAAGGACTCCCGCAAGACGGCCACCATTCTTCAACTTCCTCATCGTCAAACGCCCAGTTGAACAGCAATAGCTGCGTGGAAGGGTGCTGGGCGTAGTTATACGCGCCAGCCACCGGCAGATTGCACTCACTGCGCGTTTCCGTGTCGCCCCACAAAATGCTCATGGATGCCTCACTTCATCCGCTACTAGCCGGGGCGGCCCAATCCGCCCCGGCGTTCGCTGCCCAGTTTACGCGCGGCGCCGGCGGCGCGGTGCGTCTTCAGCCGGGGCTTCCGCTTCCGCAGCGTCTTCCTCCGCCGGGGCTGCGTCCATGCCCGACCACTTCACGATGTCAAACACCGGCGTGTAGATGCGGCCATACTTTTTATGCTGATAGTGTTCCTTCTTCAGAAGCACCACCGGCACCGGCTTCGACTGGTCTTTGTCCACCTGTTCGGCGATATCCACGGCCAGTGCCTGCACGGCGCGCTTGCCGCCGACGCTGGTCGCGCTGTAGCGGACTTGCAGGCCCTCATCCTCGCCGTTCGTGCAGGCCAGCGTCATGCCGATCTGCATTTCCCAGCCCTTGTCAGATGCAGGCGGCGCGGGGTCGAGTTCCGGCAACGGCTCAGAAACGCTGACCATCTTTTCGGCCAGCACTTCACCGTCGCCCCAAGCGATGTAGCCGTGGACGAAGCTGAAAGGGTTGACCGCCCACAGGCTGTCATCCTCGACCTCGGTCTGATCGGCGCCGAACACCCAGTGGCCGGTCTTGTCCATTTTGAGGATGGCCATACCGCCAGCGCCGCCCGACGATTCGATGGAGCGCAGCGCGGACGCCAGAGACTTAACAGACGGCAGACCAGCGCCGCCAAACTTGGTAACTTCGTTCATTGTCGTACCTTTCCTTACTGGATTTTGGCCATCGCCTTCTTGAGCGTGTGGCCGATTTGCAACACCGCGGGCCGGGGGTCATTCCCCGGCGCCAGAGTATTACCCGTGGAGACGGCGACCACCAGGTCAGCCGGCAATTCGATTTTCATTTTCTTCAGCGCCTTGTCTGCCACCGCTGGCGTGATGGCCTTCGGTTCGGCCCATGCTTCGATGCCCACGCTCGACAGGAAGGCCACAGCCTTGTCCTCATCGGCCCACTGGCGGGTGGCGCGCTTCGGCACCAGCTTCCAGTCGCCCACCGGCTTGCCCTCGGTCAGCATCTGCAAGGCCAGCGCCTGCAAGCCAGAGATGAAATCCTCCACCAGCGGCACCTGATCCAGATAATGCGCGATCTGATCCACCGGCAGGGCGTCCAGCTTGGTCGCCAGCAGGCGATCCACAGCGCCGGTCATGACAGGGCACACAGGCTTGGCGGGGCACCACTTGCAATGGTCACCAGCGGCCAGCGGTGCGTCGGGCTTCAGCGCCCGCGTCACAGCCGCCTTCAGGTCAGCCTCGAACGCCTTGATGCGCTCCACCGTCGTCACCCACCGCTTGACGCTGGGCGGCTGTACGATGATCAGTTCGACCTCCTCGACGCCCTCGAACACCCACTGCGTTGTCGGCGTCCGCATGGCGGCGGCGGCGTAGAACATCAGTTGGGCGTTTTCTTCAGCGCCGACAGGAATTCCATCGCCGAACTTCCAATCCAGCACAACAGCGCGATTGCCAAGGCGGCCCAGAAAATCAGTACTACCAAAAACGTCAGGTAGATAATCGCCAAACCCCACCCGGCTTTCGACAGCATATTCCATCCTTCCCTCGGGATCGATCTCATCCAGCGCGTCCAGCGCCGGGCGCAGCTTGCGTGCGATCAGGTCGTCGTCCAGCCTGATGCCCGCATGGGTTCGCCCCAGATAGGCTTCTGGCGGCTTGTTCTTGTCCAGCACGTCCGCGATGGTGTCGTGCAGAAGCGTCCCTTCGTTGGCGTAGCTGCTGCTTGGGCTGGGTGGCATCTTGTCCACCAGCGCCACGCTGCCAGGGCAGGCGATGACGCGCTTGGCGGTCGATCCGCCGACGATCCTACTGTGTTGCATTGTCGTTTCCTTTATTTGGGTGGGTGTTATGGCACGTCAAACTTTGTGCTGCAACGGTCATTCGCATGACCAGACTTCGGTAGATTTCTTGAGACGCGGCCAGCCCGCATCAACGGTAAAGCTGCGCTCCTCAAACAGCAGATTGTTCGTTGGCACGATGGTCAGCCGGTCGCCCGTTGTGCGGATGAACATGAACTCCTTGCCCTGTGACGGGTCGTGCGTGAAAGCGTCCCCCTGCGGCACCGCGGTGAACAGATACTCGCCCGTCTCGCCGCTCCTGATGCTGACGCGCAGCCCGTCCAGATAATCATAAATGAGCAGCGCGAAGTCGCGCCCGTAGCAGTCCCAAATTTGCGCCTGTTTCAGCGTCCAGTGGTGCTGGTCAGGCTCAGGGCTGAATGCCAGCGCGTGAGGCGGCAAGCCCCTGTAGAACGCCCCGCTCTCCAGCATGACGTGACAGCCCCACGCCCGGCCTGGGTGACTGTGCAGGCCGAACCAGACCGCCGGTTCATATCCGGCGCCTTCCTCGCGGATGAATGACTGATCAACCCACACGTAGTAGTGGCGGGGCAGGGATGCGCTGGAACTGCTCACGGTTGTTGCACCTCCTTCGCTCGTTGTTGCAGCCAGTCTGCGGCGTCTGCCGGTCTTATGCGCATCCCCGGCGCATATGCCGTCCGCAGCGCCTCCGCAGTCAGTTCGAGCGTGGCGGCCATTGCAGCGCGGGCTTCGTCCACGAACAGCATCCAGCTATCCTCTTGGCGATACCGCTGCCAATCGTCGCTTGTTCGGCTGACCTTTAGCGCACACAGCGCCCGCGCCACCTTAATCACATCATCCTGCATCGCGGCCTCCTGCGCCCAGAGCGTTGAGGATGGTGGCGCGGTCGATCAGCCCCGGATAGCCGGCGTTGTCGTGCGCCTTCACCACGTTGACCACGTGTTGCAGGGCGGCGAGGTGCGCTGCATATGCAATGCGGTGTTCGTGTGCGCTGGGTAGCCCAAGACTGTCAGCGTATGCCCGCGCCAGCTTCACCATTTCGGCGGGCGGTTCTGCTGGGGTAATGGTGATGCCCTCCTTGATAAAGGCTTGCGCGGCCAATTTGCGGCACCCGTTGGCGTTCCACACGCCTTGCCGGATAGCCTCAAACTGCGCTTCGGTGAGCGTCATCTTGCCCATAGGCATGGTCTGCTCCTCTGTGTCATCAGGATAAACATCAGACGAACAGGTTTCGTTGTTTGGTCTCTGGCAAATGGCGCATTTGCAGCGCGCACCGCGAAAGGTAATAGAGGTTTTCATAGTCTGCTCCTCTGAACGTGACGCGCCGTTCAGGTGGGCCACGATTTCGTCAATCTGCTGAACGGTTTTGCGTGACCATTCGGACATAGTCTGCTCCTCTGTGTCTTTCTCGGTGTCATCTACTGGCGTGTCGTCGATGGTGACGTCGAACTCGACCTCAATCAGCGCCTCAAGTCGTTCCGGCGATGTGCCCAGGGTGTGCGCGATGTAGCGCAGCATCTGGCGTCGTCATGCTTGTTGCTCCCGGTTCAAATTGGCGGTTGACCTAGCGTTACCGTTGGCCCGCGCCTGTTCATAGATAGGCCGGCGGTGTTTGCGTAGGGCCTCGCTGAACCGGTACACGCTCCCCCATCCATACATGTGGGCAAGCTCCCCCAGTGTCAGGCTGTCGTGAGGGTGTCCGATTGCGGGCAGGGTGGGCGCAGTGCCTGGTGGGCGTGGCGGGTGGTTGGTGCGCCCCTTGGGCGCCTGTTCCTTGGCCATGCGCGCGTCTACAGATGCGACCTGGGATAGGTGCGCCCGGATCCGCTCGTTCGCATAGATGCGCTCCCGGCGCCCGTCTGGATACAGCCACCAGAACACGCGATTATGGATGATAGCCCGGCGCGTCATGGCAGCAACCCTTGCGCGGTGCAGGTCTGGCGCAGATGGTGCGGGGCATAACCCCAGCGCCGGGTGCAGTCCCCATATTCGCGGCACAGGGCCTCAATGCGCGCGTCCAAGGCGCGGGTGGCGCTGTGGAGCCTGTCATGCTCTGCAAGCGCCGCAGCGGCGTCTTGCAGTATGTCGCGCTCTTGGCGCGGTGATGTGCTTTGCATTATCTGTCATCCTCTATCAGTAGGGCCAGCGCCAACAGCGCCAGCGCGATTAAAAGCCCGGCCATGCTATGCGCCAGCGTCATCGCGCGCGGCATGCAAGTCGTCATACTGGCGCCAGAGCTTGGCAATGTCGGCTTGCGCCTCTGTCAGCCGTTCGGCCAGCACAAGGGCTAGTTCGCTGTCATGCCGTGCAGCGTCTAACAGCGCCAGCGTAGGCAGGGTGCGAAGATAGTTTCGATCATTCAATTTCATGGTTCAAACCTTTCCTGTCGGTTATGGTTGTTTGGTATTGTATTGACGCAACGCGCGTTCAATTTCGGCGGCCAGCGGGGCTATGTGGTTCAACACGTCAACAGCGCCTCTAGAGCGTTGCATTCGTTTGGCGGCGCTGCCCGGCTTTTGCAGCGCGGCGATGTTCTTTTGCAGTGCGGCGTTATCGGCGCGCAATCGCTTCGCCAGCAGCACGGCGTTAGCAGCAATCCGCCTAGCCTCCCACATCTGTTCGGCTTGCGCTGCTATTTTCTTGTCGCGGCGGATTAGCATCCCGCACAAGACGCTATTTGAGCGAGGGCGTTGCGTCATCGTTCAAGCCTTCCCTGTCTGTTGCTCTATCAAGTCTGCAATGCGCCCATAGCCCTCGGCCAGCTGCAGCTTGCGGCGTTCATCACTGGCGGTGTCGCACCATTGCGCTTCGCTGTAATGGGCGGCCTCGGACTCGCGGTAGAGGCGCCCGGCTTCAATGGCGCCATGCGTGGCGATAGCGTCTGCGGCTATCTGTTCGGCTGTCTGGCTCATGCGTCCTGCTCCCGATAGGCTTCGATCTGATGCTGCGCGATTTCGTACCAGTTCACATCTGAGAGGAACGCTTCGGCGTAATCCAACGCCAAGCCGGAAGCGGTATCCTCCATGAAGTCTATGGCTATCTCGCGCAGCGTCTGCCCCAGATCATAAGCGTCTAAGTCGTTATCGCTGGCGTGGTCGGTGCCGTCGAATAGCTCAAGGTTGACGCGCCAAGTGGCGTAGTTCGTCCAGCCGTTATATTCCGTGGTCGTCATGGTGTCGTTTCCCTTCGTTTAGATGATTGCGAGAATGGCAAGGCAGGCGAAAAGCGCCAGCATGGCGAGTGCATCTTTGATCATGGCGTTAGGCCCCCTTGGCTGTGAGGACGTAAAATCCGCCGCATATCACGATGTCGCAGCGGCCAGCGGTTTCTAAGTCGTTGCGGATTTCATCCGGCGTCCAGAATTCAAAGGCGCGCTTGGCGTCCGCGCCGGCCAGCTTGTCGGCCTCGTATATGTCCAGCATGGCACCCAGCAACGCCTGAATTGCGGCGTCACGGCTGATTGCGCCGGTTGGCGCGGCAATGTCTTGGCGGTTATGCGAGCCGCTGATTTCGACTGTGTAGGCCACTTGCGTTTCCCTTCGTTGTTGATGCGCCCTCATATCATCGCCAACAGCACCCACAACAGATTATGTTGCAGCCCTAGCGCAATTGATAGGGCTTGGATGGATTGTCACGTTAGGCGGCTGTTTAGGCTATTGGAAACGAAAAACCGCCAAGGCTTTTTGCGTGGGAATCCAAGGGGCTGGGAGGGAGTTAGGCTATTTAGGTAGTGTTGATGTTATCAATTTAAAAAAAAAATAAGTGTATTATATAGCTAATACGCTGTGACGCTGGCGCGCTGTGCACCACGCCGTTTCTGGCGCAACCCCACACCTCGCCTAAATAGCCTAAAAATTAGTCTTTTCTGGCTTAACCCCTTGGCATTGCGGGCTTAATCGGATTGTCACGCGATTACCCAGAAACGCCTAGTTTTGAGCCTGGCACCCCCTATTGTCACATTGTCACGCAATCGCGCCCGTGATGTGCCAACCAAAAAACAAAACCTAAACCGCCTAACAGCAAAATGGCCGCGCAAGCTGGCGCGCCAGCCGGTTGGTTTTTCTCCGCCCAGATTGCCCAGCCGGGCAAATGGCCCCGCGCTTGCGCGTGCGCGCCTGCCTGTGCGCGTCTGCCCGCGCGTGCACCCCCGCCCCCAGGGGCCGGCGCGCGGGTGACTGTCACGGGCACCTCCCGTAAACAAAATTATTTTTTGATTTTTGTTGCCGGCCCCCACCCACTGTGGTATTCGTCAAACATGAAACTTCTCTCGCAAACCGAACTCAAAAAAATATTTTTTATTGATCCTGAAACCGGTGAGTGCCGCCGGCGCGATGGGCGCCCTACCGGCAGTCTATCGCAAAAAGGATATTTACGGACGAGCGTGCGCGGGCGTGAGTACCGCGTACACAGGTTGGTGTGGTTATGGGTTTACGGAACGCACCCGCCAGAAGGCATGACCATAGATCATATAAACGGCGACAAAACAGACAACCGCATAAGCAACCTGCGTCTAGCTACCATATGCCAGAACATTGACTACGCGACCCGCAACCGCGACACACGCAACATTTGGCAAGACGCTGAAGGCTTTCGGGTAGAGATGGTAGTCTATGGTGTGCGCTATCGCCGGCGGGCATCTACGTTTGAAAAAGCGTTGGACATCCGCAAAGAGATGTACGCGCAGTTTCCCGCGCTAGCGTTACGTTGAATATGTCAACACAGTTTAGTGCAGCCTTGCCCGCGCACCCCGCGTCATCTATTATGGCATCATGACCTTCTACTCCCTGCCGTTCGCACCCGAACGCCCAGAAGCCACCGAGGCGCGCTTGGAGGCGATCTACGAAGCCGCGCGCTATGGCCTGAAAGGCGACAGTCTGGCGTTGGCCGCTGGCCTTACCCCCGCGCAGTTCCGGCGCTTGGCTGAGTTTGATGCGCTGGTCGAGATTGCCGAGATGAAGGGCCGCGCTGACGGCGAACTGTCCGCCGCTAGGACGATGTACAACGCCGCGGCGTCAGGCGACGCCAGGGCGGCGCTGGACATCCTCAAGCACAACCACGGCTGGGTGGCCAAGCAGCAGATCGACGTGAACATCGACCAGCAGATCAGCATCACCGCGGCGCTGGAAAAGGCGCAGAGCCGCGTCATAGAGGGGCTGTACACCGAACTGCCCCGCATAGAGGACAACAACCGTGCAGCAGCCAATCTACTCAGCGCAGGACGAGATGGCTCTGATGAGCCGGCTGTGGTCGCCGGCTATCAAGGATGACCCGCTGGCGTTTGTGCTGTTGACCTACCCATGGGGCGAGCCGGGTACGCCGCTGGAAAACTTCCAAGGGCCGCGCAAATGGCAGCGTGCGGTGCTGGCCGACATCCGCGACCACATCAAGGACAACGGCGGCAAGGTGGACTACGACACCTTCCGCAAGGCGGTGGCGTCAGGCCGCGGTATCGGCAAGTCGGCGCTGGTCAGTTGGCTGGTGCATTGGATGTTGTCCACGCGCATCGGCAGCACGACCATCGTGTCGGCCAACAGCGAGGCGCAGCTACGGTCGGTGACCTGGGCCGAGATTACCAAGTGGCTGGCGATGGCCATGAACAGCCACTGGTTTGAGATTGCCGCCACACGCATCATGCCGGCCAAGTGGATCACGGAACTGGTCGAGCGCGACCTGAAGAAAGGCACACGCTACTGGGCCGTTGAGGGTCGGCTGTGGTCGGAGGAGAACCCGGACGCCTACGCCGGGGTTCACAACTGGGACGGCGTGATGCTGATCTTCGACGAGGCCAGCGGTATCCCCGACAGCATCTGGTCAGTCAGCGACGGCTTCTTCACGGAGAACACGCCGCACCGCTTTCACGTCGCGTTCTCCAACCCGCGACGCAACACCGGCTACTTCTACGAAACGTTCAACAGCAAGCGGGCGTTCTGGCGTACACGCAACATCGACGCGCGCGAGGTCGAGGGAACCGACAAGAACCTGTACCAGCGCATCATCGACGAGTACGGCGCCGACAGCTACCAGGCCAACGTCGAGGTCTACGGTCAGTTTCCGTCAGAAGGCGATGACCAGTTCATTCCGGTCAATCTGGTAGACGACGCCATGAAGCGGCCTAGGCTGAAGGACGAGTCGGCACCAATCACCATCGGCGTTGACCCGGCACGGTTCGGATCGGACGCCACCGTCATCGCGGTGCGGCAGGGACGCGATCTGGTGGCCATCAAACGGCTGCGCGGCGCTGACACGATGGAGGTGGTCGGCCACGTCATTGAGGCTATAGAGGAGTACAAGCCTGCGCTGACCGTGATCGACGAAGGCGGCCTAGGCGCAGGCGTGGTGGATCGGCTGAAGGAGCAGCGGTACAAGGTGCGCGGCGTCAACTTCGGCAACAAGGCGCAGAAGCAGCTGATGTACGGCAACAAGCGGGCTGAGATGTGGGGTGCCATGCGCGAGTGGCTCAAGACAGCCAGCGTGCCAAACGACCGCTTTCTAAAATCTGACCTGATCGGGCCGAAGACGAAGCCGGACAGCAAAGGGACGCTGTTCCTTGAGTCAAAGAAGGATATGAAGGCTCGCGGGCTGGCGTCACCTGACGCTGCCGACGCCATCGCGGTGACGTTTGCGTTCCCAGTGGCGCACAGAGAAGGGCGCGTTGACAAGAAACGCAGCGGGGGATATTCTCCCGGCGGAATTGCTACAAGTTGGATGGGCAGTTAATCAAATGGCGGCAAAAAAAGGCCTGTATGCCAACATTCATGCCAAGAAAGAGCGCATTGCCGCTGGTTCTGGCGAAAAGATGCGTAAGGCGGGCGACAAGGGCGCCCCGACAGCCAAAGACTTCAAAAATAGCGCCAAAACAGCTAAAAAGGGCAAATAATGCGCCGCATGACCCCCGCCAAGATGCCGATGGGCCTGAAAATGCCCAAGCCGAAGGCCGAAATGGACGCGATCCCGCTGGCGCGTAAGCCCATGCCGGGCGGCAAGGACATCATCAGCATCACCACGCGGATGCGTGAAACTCCTATGAAGAAGTCAAAGTAAGCATATGGCCGACCCCACAGGCATGGTAGCGGCGGGTAAAGTCGCCAACGTGGGGTCAAACCCTGAGAAGGTGCCTGCGCGCGACGAAGACAAAATGGCGACCATGCGCCACCGCCTGAAGATGGCGCAGTCGGCGTACTCGGACAGCCGCGAAGATGAACTGGACGATCTGCGGTTTATGGCCGGCAGCCCTGACAACCAGTGGCAGTGGCCCGCCGACGTGCTGGCAACCCGCGGATCGGTGCAGGGCCAGACGATCAACGCGCGCCCGTGCCTGACCATCAACAAGCTGCCGCAGCACGTCCGTCAGGTGACCAACGAGCAGCGCCAGAACCGGCCCAGCGGCAAGGTCATCCCCGCGGACGACAACGCTGACGTACAGGTCGCTGAGATTTTCAACGGCGTGGTGCGGCACATCGAGTATATGTCGGACGCCGACGTGGCTTACGACACCGCCTGCGACAACCAGGTGACCTACGGCGAGGGCTACATCCGCCTGCTGACGGAATACTGCAACGACGAGACGTTTGATCAGGACATCCGCATCGGGCGCGTCCGCAACTCGTTCAGCGTCTACATGGATCCGACGATCCAAGACCCATGCGGCGCCGACGCTGAGTGGTGCTTCATCACCGAAGACATCCTCAAAGAAGAATATGAACGGGAGTTCCCGGACGCGACGCCGATCAGCACGCTGTACAGCCAAGGTGTGGGCGATCAGGGCCTTTCGGCGTGGCTTCAGGAAGACACGATCCGCATCGCGGAGTATTTCTACTACAGACACGAAAAAGCCACGCTGCACCTGTACCCGGACAACCAGACTGCCTACCGCGGCACGCCGCAGGACAAGCAGCTTATGGCCATGTTTGGCAAGCCGATCCGCAGCCGCGAAGTTGACCGCAAGAAGGTCATGTGGATGAAGACCAACGGCTACGACGTGCTGCAAGAGCGCGAGTGGGCCGGCAAGTGGATTCCGGTCGTGCGCGTCATCGGCAACGAGTGGGAAGTTGAAGGCCAGATGTACATCAGCGGCCTTGTGCGGAACGCCAAGGACGCCCAGCGGATGTACAACTACTGGACGAGCCAAGAAGCCGAGATGCTGGCGCTGGCACCCAAGGCGCCCTTCATTGGCTATGGCGGCCAGTTTGAAGGCTACGAAATGCAGTGGAAGACTGCCAATACGACCAATTGGCCGTACCTGGAGGTCAATCCCGACGTGACGGATGGAGCCGGGGCTGTCCTCCCCCTGCCCCAGCGCGCGCCTCCTCCGTTGCCCCAGACCGGCTTGATCCAGGCCAAGATGGGGGCTGCTGACGACATCAAGGGAACCACTGGCCAGTACGACGCCAGCCTTGGGATGCAGGGCAACGAACGCTCAGGTAAGGCCATCCTTGCCCGCGAGAAGCAGGGCGACGTGGGTACGTACCACTACGTGGATAATCTGGCCCGCGCGATCCGCCACATCACCCGGCAAATTGTGGACATGATCCCGAAGATTTACGACACGCAGCGCATCGCCCGCATCATCGGCGTTGATGGCGAAGTCAGCATGGTCAAGTTCAACCCGTCGCAGCCGGAACCGGTTAAGGAAATCCGTGACCAGATGGGTGCGCTGATCGAGAAGGTCTACAACCCCAGCGTCGGCACCTACGACGTGATGGTTACGACCGGCCCAGGCTACATGACAAAGCGTCAGGAAGCCTTGGACGCCATGTCGATGATCCTGCAATCCAACCCGCAGCTTTGGACTGTGGCCGGCGATCTGTTCATCAAGAACATGGATTGGCCCGGCGCACAGGAGATGGCGGCGCGGTTCAAGAAAATTCTTGATCCGAAGGTTCTGGCGGAAGGCGATCAGTCGCCTGAGATGATGGCAGCCCAGCAGCAGATGGAAGCCATGACGCAAGAACTGAACCGCATGACGGACATCATCTCCAACGTGCAGGACAGCGTTGCCCAGCGCGAGGTGGACATCAAGGAATACAAGGCCCAGGTGGACGCCTACGACGCCGAGACGAAGCGGATCAGCGCCGTGCAGCAGAGCATGACGCCAGAGCAGATTCAGGACATTGTGATGGGTACAATCGCCGCGGCGCTGGACACCGGAGACCTGATCGGCGGGGCGCCGCAGATGCGCGAGATGCCCGACATGGAGCAACCCGAGATGCAGCCGGAAATGCCCGAGATGGGCGAGATGCAGCCCGAAATGCCGCCTGAAGGAATGATGGAATGAAGTGCGCGGACTTTGTAGGGATGCTGTTTCTGGCGCGGGATGTGACCCATTCCGCCCACCTAAACACGCGCAGCTATGCCAAGCACATCGCGCTGAACGAGTTCTATGACGGCATCATCGACCTGGCAGACAAGTTTGCCGAAGCCTACCAAGGCAAGTACGGTCTGATCGGGCCGATCTCGCTGATGTCGGCCAAAAAGACCAACAACGTGGTCGAGTTCCTTGAAGGGCAGCTAGAAGACCTTGAGCAAATGCGCTATAAGGTCGTCGATAAGGAGTGTACCCCGCTCCAGAACATTATCGACGAAATTTTCGGGCTGTATTACACCTCGTTGTATAAGCTCAAATTTCTGGCGTAAGGAACGACTATGGAACTGCTTCGCCCTTTGAATGACGCCGGGTTTGGTACGCAGCTTGTTGCGTATACCGGCACCGCAGGGTCTACGACCGGCTGGAACGCTGGCCCGCAAGGCGTGCTGGTGTGGTCTACGACTGACTCCTACATCCTGGTAGGAGAAGGCGTGACGGCCACATCCGCAGCCACACCCATCCCAGCGTTTACCCCGGTTCCTTTCACCGTCCCGCAAGGAACTGGCGGTGTGTGGCGCGTCAGCGCGCTGCAAATCGGCGTATCCGGCACCGTCTACGCCAAGCCGATCAACATTCGATGAGCTTTGGCATCCCCGTCCGCAACGGCTTGTCCGTAAGCATAGTCACCACGGCTACCCTTACTTCGGGAACCGGGGCGGGCGGCGGCGGGCGCCGTGACGGCGGAGAGCCTACGCTAATCCTTGATTTTATCGGCGGCAACGTGCCGTATGGGGCAACTCTTGACTTAAACTTCACGGGTCAGACATACACCGCCTACACCGCCGATCCAGCCGGGCAAGGCTTCCCGAACTTCTGGGCTTGGAGCTAACTCATGCCTTTGACCAATTACGCCTTTGCTGATCTGATCACGTTCACCCGCTCCACCACGGCTACGTTTGTTGGCAGCAATGGTTTGATCCAATCTGCGGCGATCAACGCCCCGCGTTTTGATTTTGACCCTGCCACGCTGGCTCCTCGGGGCCTGCTGATTGAAGAACAGCGGGTTAACCTGATGACGTACAGCGACGGCACGGTGGGCTGGGCAGCATCTCCGGCCCTTTCGATAACCGCCACTGCAAACTTTGCTACCAGCCCGGACGGGACAAGCAACGCTACAAAACTTGCTACTGGAGACATTCTTAGTAATGGCCACAGTTGGTTTAAAAGTTTTTCAGGTGCTATAAGCACAACTTACACTGGCTCTGCATACCTGAAGGCAAGTGAATATACCCGCGCTCAGCTTAGCTTTGGAAACACAGCATTTGCCTCAACTACATACGGCGTTTTAGTTGATTTGAGCAATGGGACTATTGTTGCAACTTCTGCGTCCACAACTGCCACTATTACCGATGCTGGCAACGGCTGGTATCGTTGCACAGTAACGGCAACGTCTGACGCGGACGGCGGGGCTTATGTTTTTGCATTGTCACCGAAGCCAGCGTCTGTAACAACTATAGATAGTCTTTATACCCCCGCATCGATAGGTTTGGGCGTATTTCTCTACGGCGCGCAGGTCGAAACCGGCGCGTTCACCACCAGCCATATCCCCACCGTGGCCTCCACGGTCACACGCGCGGCTGACGTGGCGTCAATAACGGGGGCGGCTTTCTCGCCGTGGTACAATCAGAGCCAAGGGACAATTATCGCGCAGTTTGTCGCAACCACAACGGGCGTCACCCCAACGGGCGGTAACGCCTTCGCGCGCATATATGACATTGACAGCGCGGCTGCGTCTAACTCTGAGCATAGCTTACTTTTGTCCGCTGGTTACGGCCCCGGCTGGAGAGCGCAGACTGTAGTTCTTGGTGTTACTCAGGTGGGGCTTCAGGGCGTTATGTCACTGGGAAACACCACCGTCCGTAAAATTGCATACGCTTACCGGACAAACGATTTTGCTGTTTCTGCAAACGGTGGCGCGGCTACCACCGACACTTCGGGCACTCTACCCTCCCCCGACCGTATGTCCATCGGCTCATCGGACGTGGGCGGCTCAAACAGCCTCACAGGCTACATGCAGAGAATAACATATTACCCCACCCGTCTCACCGACGCACAGCTACAGGCGCTCACCGTATGATCGACCTATATCTCATGACCGACACCGACGTAGAAATGCTTGCTGCGCTGATTGCTGCGGGCGTCACCGACGAAGAAGGTTTCCCGGTCGCGGGCGTTTCGCTCGACCACATCGGGTCATTCAGCCGCGTGACGGGCTACAGCAAAGCCAAGGACAAGGCCGGTGAGCCTATCCCCACCGTTGTGGAATACCCTGGCTGGCACACCAACCTCCGCGGCGATTTCACCGACAAGCAGCTTGCTGCGTTGGCGCCGATCAGCGTTCAGCCAGCAGCCCCCCACCGCGTGTGGGCGTGACGTTGCACACAGATACTGTATAGTGTAAGTTACACAGTAACCGTACCGGCGAGGTTCACCGGGAACTCCATAGGGGTTATACATGGGCGAGAATGTCCCAACTGAAGCGGATGCCTCCGCGCCGGAACTGGAAGCCACGGCAGCAATCCAGCCCGCAGAAAACACGACGCCGGAAACGCCTGTCGAACAAGAAGCATCCAAGACCTTCTCCCAGGAGGAACTGGACGCAATCGTCGGCAAGCGGCTTGCAAGGGAACAGCGTAAGTGGGAGCGTGAGCAAGCCCAGCGACTGGAAATGGCCCAAGCGCAGAAAGCAGCAGCATCGCCTTCTGATCTGACCGCCGACCAGTTCAACACCTACGAAGATTACGCAGAGGCTCTGGCCGAACGTAAAGCGGAGGAATTGTTGGCAAGGCGGGAAACCGCCAAGCAGCAGCAGGCATTGCTCGAAGGCTACCACGACCGTGAGGAATCAGCGCGGGATCGGTACGACGACTTTGAACAAGTCGCCTACAACCCCAACCTGTCCGTCACGGAGACAATGGCGCAAAGCATCCAGGCTTCCGACATTGGCCCCGATGTCCTGTATTGGCTCGGTTCCAACCCGAAGGAAGCGGATCGCATTGCCCGGCTGCCGCCCATCTTGCAGGCAAAAGAGATCGGAAAACTTGAAGCCGGCATGGCCTCAAGCCCGCCGGTTAGAAAGACTTCAACCGCCCCGGCACCGATTGCACCTGTCACAGCCCGCGCTTCTGGCGCGCCAGCTTACGATACAACCGACCCTCGTTCGACAAAGTCGATGAGTACGTCGGAATGGATCGAAGCGGAACGGATGCGGCAGATCAAGAAGTACGAGGCACAACGCAACCGTTAATTTGGGACTACCACCATGGCTAACTCGATTCTTACTATCGACATGATCACGCGGAAGGCTCTCGAAATCCTCGAGAACAACCTCGTGCTCACCCGCAACGTCAACCGTCAGTACGACGACAGCTTCGCTGTTGAAGGTGCCAAGATCGGTTCGACCCTGCGTATCCGTCTGCCCGACCGCGCGCTGGTCACGGACGGCGCTGCCCTTCAGGTGCAGGATGACAACGAACAGTTCACCACGCTGACCGTTGCCAACCAGAAGCACATTGGCGTGAACTTCACGACCGCCGAACTGACCATGCAGTTGGACGACTTTGCAGAACGCGTGCTGAAGCCGCGTATCTCGCAGCTTGCCTCCAGCATCGACGCTGACGTGGCCAACGCCTACGCCACCATCGGCAACACGGTCGGCACCCCCGGCACCACCCCGTCCACTTCGCTGGTTCTGCTTCAGGCCCAGCAGAAGCTGAACGAGAACGCTGCCGTGATGTCGCCGCGCTACGCGACGGTCAACCCGGCTGCCAACGCTGGCCTGGTTGAAGGCATGAAGGGCCTGTTCAACCCGACCGACACCATCAGCAAGCAGTTCAAGAACGGCATGATGGGTACGGGCGTGCTTGGTTTCGAAGAAATCAATATGTCGCAGTCCATCAAGCAGTTCACCACCGGCACCCGTACCGCCACCGGCGGCACGACCTCGGCGGCTGTCACTGCTGAAGGCGCCACCACCATCGCCATCACCGGCGCTGGCGCAGCGGCTACCGTCCGTGCTGGTGACGTGTTCACTGTGAACGGCTGCTTCGCTGTGAACCCGCAGACCCGTGAAAGCACTGGTTCGCTGTTCCAGTTCGTCGCACTGGCCAACGTCACGTTGGGTGCTTCGGGTGAAGGCAACATCACCGTTGCGCCGATCTACTCGGCTGCCAACGCGCTGGCCACTGTGAACGTGCTGCCGGCCACTTCGCAGGCTGTCGTGTTCGTTGGTGCTGCTGGCACCCAGTACGCGCAGAACCTGGTGTACCACAAGGACGCCATCACCTTCGCCACCGCCGATCTTCTGCTGCCGCAGGGTGTCGATATGGCGTCGCGTCAGGTGCATAACGGCATCAGCCTGCGTATCGTTCGTCAGTACGACATCAACAACGACCGTATGCCTTGCCGCATCGACGTTCTGTACGGCTACAGCACGATCCGTCCGCAGATGGCTTGCCGCGTCTGGGGCTAAGCTGAAACCGGCCCCCGGTTCGCCGGGGGCCAACTTCTTTGAAAGGATTATACAATGGCTCTCCCCAATGGCGGCGGTGGTTATCAGGTCGGCGATGGCAACCTGAATGAACCGCTTATCGACGCGATCCCGCTTCCGATCTCCATCACGGCGGCTGCTACGCTCACCCCGGCTCAGGTGCTGAACGGCGTGATCTTGGCCAACAGCGGCGTCACCGCTACGCAGACCTACACGCTGCCGACTGTGGCGGCGCTGGAAGCTGTTCTGTCCAACTCGGAAAAGGTCGGCACGTCTTTCATGTTCCGCGTGGTCAACCTTGGCACGTCGTCCGGTACTGCGGTTATCGCCGCTGGCACCGGTTGGACTGTGTCGGGTTCGCTGACGATGACCATCCCGGTCACGACCGGCGCGGCTATGCTTGCCCGCAAGTCCGCTGAAGGCGCTTGGACGCTGTACCGCATGTCTTAATAGAGGTCAGCCCCGGCTTTTGGGCCGGGGCTACCTTTTAGGAGAAAAACAATGGCGAATACCAAATCTATCGGTGTTGCCTTCCTCGATCAGGATATTGTCGGTGCGCAATACATCCTGACCGACGAGCAGCTTGGCTACACCGCAGCCGCGCAAGGCGCCGTTACGCAGTTGACCAGCAAAAGCACGGCGGTCACGCTGAACACGTCGGCTGGCGTGATCACCATGAACAACGCTTCGTTGGCCACGGCCACCAACGCCACGTTCACGCTGAACAACAGCCTGATCTCGGCCAACGACACTGTGATCCTTACAATCGCTGGCGGTCAGGCTACTGCCGGCTCGTACAACGTGTTTGCAAACGCGCTGGCAGCCGGTTCGGTCAGCATCAGCTTGCGTAACATTTCTGGCGGTTCGCTGTCGGAAGCAGTCGTGATCAACTTCGCGCTGATCCACTGCGCCTAACGAAGTGGGCGGCCGTCGGGCCGCCCCATTTAATGATTTTATATGGGCGGCATTTACATGGTTCACCCCG